ATGGCTCATAAGTCTTGCCTTGCCAAACAATAGGCTGTGATTTTTCGTTAGTTCCAGCATAAAAGCGGTACAGCTCGCCACTAATTCCATCGCTATCACGCAACGGTCTTAAATCAACCTCAAACAACTCAATGAGCGCATTTTGCTCTAGCTTGGCAAGGTCCAACTTGAATTTATTGCTAATTAGTTGTGGCATTTTTACTCCAATAAAAAAACCGCACGATGATTGCTCAAGGTGCGGTTAGTTTAGTTTTTTTTGCTATATAATTTTCGCTAGCTCATCTAAGAATTCGCTTGGGCATGTGCCTGACAGGTATTCAAACTGCATATCAAATACATCCCACTCATAAACAATTCGCAGGAAAGCTAGAGGCTCGAAAAATTGCCCTCTAGGACTAGGCTGACTAATTGCGTGAATGAATTGCTTAATGGCTAAATCAAAATTTTCATCAATATCTTTTAAGCAAAATGCGAAATCCATATAGTAACGAAAAACATCTCTTACCTTGTCGTTAATAACAATATCATCAACTTCCACAGCTTTAACACCAAAAGCTCGCTCATAAAGTTTTACTCTTTCTTTGACGACTTCTGGACTTATCTCTTTTATATCTGACATTTTAAACCTCGCTATTTAATGATGGCTACATTATAACGCACCTACGGCACTTCCGTAAAATCACAGCTAAACTCAGTGAAGTTTAAATCCATTTTCGCCGGCCATTTACTACAAATAACTTTGATATTTTTGCCAGTAAACGGGTCCTTAAAAAGGAAAGGATGAATTCCCTTGTGTCTTTTAAAGAATTCATCAACTTCTAGGCGGTCTTTGTTTTTAACCTTAACCGATGCAGAATAAGAGCGGAGTAAACTATTAATCCCTTGCAATTGGCGTT